AATGACATAGAAGAGTCTTTGTACAGACAAGGACTATATTATGAAAATAGATATAAAAGAAATAATGAAAAAGATTTACACAAAGCAGCTACATCTTGGGAACATTTAAGACAAGGACAATTAGTTTCTTACAAAGAAATAGAAAACATAATTAAATTTATGGGACCTAAACATTGGCATGCTAAAAAAATAAAAGGTATGGCTAAAGGATCTTTTTATGGAATAGATCAACTTGTAAAGGACTATGGACTACAAGTTAAAACAATATGGTATGAAGCGTTTGACAATGCAGGACAAACTAAGGTAGATTATCTTAGGAAGATGAGAAAGAACGGAGAAAAATTAAATGAAAAACCTAGAATAGAATTGTCTACTATTCATGCAGCCAAAGGTGGTGAAGCAACTAACGTTGTACTACTTACTGATCTTACTGTGAACACTATGAGAAGTTATGAAAAAAATCCAGACGATGAAAATAGATTGTTTTATGTAGGTGCAACTAGAACAAAAGAAAATTTGCACATAATCGAACCAAAAAAATATGAGAAAGGATACATACTATGACGGACAAAAACATGTTTAAATCAACAACATACAACTCTTTAGAAGACCAGGTTGGTGGGAAACATTACCGAAAAATGAAAATACAACCTGCAGAGTTTATAAACGAAAACAGATTACTTTTTGCGGAGGGCAACGCTATAAAATATATTTGTAGGCACTCTTCGAAGGGCAAAGCGCAAGACATAGAAAAAGCAATACATTATTTAGAAATGATACTTGAAAGGGATTACGATGCAGATACCTCTATTTAAACCACAAACAGAGTGGTTACCACCGGAGTCTTTTCCAGACTTATCTAAGTATGATGAGATTGCAATTGACTTAGAAACAAAAGATCCAGATCTAATGAAAATGGGATCAGGTTCCATTGTAGGTAACGGAGACGTAGTGGGTATAGCTGTAGCTGTAACCGGTTGGTCCGGATACTATCCAATAGCCCACGAGGGTGGTGGTAACATGGATCGTAAGAAAGTTTTAAAATGGTTTCAAGATGTACTTAACACTCCTGCTATTAAAATATTTCACAACGCCATGTATGACGTGTGTTGGATTAGAGCGCTCGGTTTAAGTGTCAACGGTAGAATTGTGGACACGATGATTGCATCGGCCCTTGTTGATGAAAATCAAATGCGTTATGACTTAAACAATTGTGCTAAAAGATACACCGGTAAAGGTAAGAATGAAACAGATTTATATGCAGCTGCAAAAGATTGGGGTGTTGACGCCAAGGCAGAAATGTATAAACTACCTGCCATTTATGTAGGTTCTTATGCAGAAGCAGATGCAGAAATTACATTAGCCTTGTGGCAAGAATTAAAAAAAGAAATAGATATACAAGATATAAAATCTATCTTCGATCTCGAGACTCAACTCTTTCCTTGCCTCGTCGATATGAAATTCTTAGGTGTCCGTGTAGACGTCCAAGCAGCCAGCCAATTGAAGAAGCAATTAGTTGCAGAAGAGCAATCATCATTATTAGCAGTAAAAAAGGAAACAGGAATAGATACTCAAATATGGGCAGCACGATCAATCGCCCAAGTTTTTGACAAACTAAAATTAGATTATGATAGAACCGAAAAAACACAAGCACCTTCCTTTACTAAAAATTTTTTACAAAATCATCCTCACCCAATAGTAAATAAAATTGCTAAAGCAAGAGAAATCAACAAAGCTCACACTACGTTTATTGATACCATATTAAAACATTCACATAAAGGTCGTATTCATGCTGACATAAATCAATTGCGTTCAGATAATGGCGGAACTGTGACCGGTAGATTTAGTTATTCTAACCCTAATTTACAGCAAATTCCTGCACGTAACAAAGATCTTGGACCTAAGATAAGGGCTTTATTTATACCCGAGGAAGGCCATACATGGGGTTGTTTTGACTATTCTCAGCAAGAGCCTAGACTTGTGGTCCATTATGCAGCTTTACAAAATCTGTATGGAGTAAGTGATGTATTGGATGCATACAACGAAGGTGATGCAGACTTTCATACAATTGTTGCTGACATGGCAGAGATACCTAGAACTCAAGCTAAGACAATTAATCTTGGTTTGTTTTATGGTATGGGTAAAAATAAATTACAAGCAGAACTTGGTGTATCTAAAGATAAAGCTGATGGTCTGTTTAAACAATACCACAACCGAGTACCTTTTGTTAAACAACTAATGGATAACGTCATGCAACGTGCTCAAGAGTCCGGTAAAATTAGGACGTTACTTGGTCGTTTGTGCAGGTTTCATTTATGGGAACCTAATCAATTTGGTATTCATAAGTCCTTGCCACACGATAAAGCGCTCTTGGAACACGGACCAGGGATCAAGCGTGCATTTACATACAAAGCATTAAACAAATTGATACAAGGATCAGCTGCTGACATGACAAAGAAAGCTATGATTGAGCTACATAAAGAAGGTATTATACCACATATACAAGTACACGATGAACTTGATATATCTATTAGGTCAACAGAACACGCTAATAAGATAAAAGAAATAATGGAATCTGCGGTTGACTTAGAGGTACCTAATAAGGTAGATTACGAAGCAGGTCCAAACTGGGGTGAAATAAAATAAACGATGGCTTATTTAAATGCTGACATACCACCAATTTACTGCAAAATAAGGAAGGAGTATTTATATGATTTGGAAAAACATCAAGGAGAGTCTGTTGACTGTTGTGTCTTTAGTGTGGTCTCTATTACAGATCGTGCACTCTTATTTAATATCATGCTACCCAACGGTGCGTGCTTTTGGCGTTTACCTATATCAGCGTTTTTTCAAGAAAAATTTGACAGAAAAGACGTACCAGATATCCCAATCGACAATCTTCAATTATGGAATAGCTTTAGTTATTATCCTAGTGTTCATTGTTTTAGTTTTTTAAGAGGAAAACGTGGTAAATATTTTGGTAAAGACAAAGTAAATTACCCGTTTGAATATTTATTTACTATTGACTGGGGACATCCAGATAGTAATATACTAGATACCGAGCATTCTGAGATTCCTGCGGAACACAAGTGTGCTCACATACTTGCCTTAGATAGCGGCAACTATGCAGCGCAACCCAATAATAGAATATTATGGGACGCTCCAAATTACACTACTAAGAGAGAAGTGCCTGATTATAGTGTTCAAACTACAAAATGGAATGTAGAGAATAAAGATTGGTTGACTGAAGATAGTAATAAAATGTTTTATACAACTGAAGAAAAAAAATGAGGATGTTAAATGAATGTAGTAGATCTGTTAAAGAAAAATGTAGTAATGGTTCCTGTAGTAGCTTCCTTAATAGTTGGAACATTTACAGGGGTTAAGTACATCGTAGATCTGACAGAGACTATTAATAAAAATCAAGCAGCGATTGAAAAAATACAAAACACAGATTTAAAAAATCAAATCGGATACATCGCTAGAATACAAGAAAATCAAAGTCATTTATTGTTAAATATCGAAACCAACAAAGGTAATACTATTGTTACAAATGATAAACTTAAAACAATGGAACAAAAGATAAATGAAATGGAACAAGATTTTAAAAATTTTTTAATAATGCGTAGTACATTAACGGGAGAAAAATAATATGGAGTGCTGCAGGATGGATTACAGATTTACCGCTATACTTATTATTATGATATGTCTGTTGACTTTTTTTGGAGCACCACAGTGAAAATAAGTGAAAATACATCAATAAGTATGCCTATGAAAAATATGCTGGCAATCATTGCTGGTGTGGCCATGGGTGTGTTTGCATACACAGAGGTGACTAGTAGGCTAACAAGTTTAGAGACATCAAGAGAATTGTTCCAGGCTGATCTGCTCAAGAAATCAGAACAACTGCCCACGGACCAGGAACAATACATGTTGATAGAAGACTTATATAAGACAACAGAAAAATTAGAGATAACCCAAGAACAAAATATGACGAACAAGGTTAATATAGAATTTCTAAAAGCACAACTAGAAAAAGCATTAGCTGATGTAGAACAATTAAAAGATAAGGTAAGAGCAAATGGCAACGGGACGCATTAATAAAAAAGTTTTAGAGCATATAGCTCATATAAACAGAGAAACTAAACAAATGCAGCTATCAATAGATTTAAAAAAAGAAGTTGAAACTGGCAAACATGGTACACAAAAATATGTGCTAAAACAAGGCCCTAACAAAGGTAAAATTTTATGACAGAAATCGTGGTGGCCCTTTTGATGATTGTTAATGGTGAGATAAAAGAACATAGAATACAAGAGTCTATGTCACAATGTTTAAAAGGTAAAAGAATTGCTATGCGTACTAATACAGGAAATAATATAGAGTATCATTGTATAAAAAATAAAGCAGAAACAGAGATTTATTTAGGTGCAAAATCTATAAAAAAGCTTATACTAAATTAATGGTAAAGATACAGACAGAAATAGTAAAAGGTATTTGTCCAACATGTGATGAAGATACTACGTTAGTAGGTTTAACTAATCAATTATACAGATGCATGAATTGTGGTTCTGATTTAGAGCAACACGTTAATGGTAAAATAACTTACCTACCTATTATTACAACACCTTTAGATAAAAACATTCAGCCTTTTGTAAAAGAATGGAAAGATGGCTAAAAAATTTAAATCGTTTGAAACAAGAGACCAACCTAAAAAAAGAGGCCCTCGTAAGCATAAAAAATCGTTGAATAAGAACGAAAAAAGACAAAAACGGACTCGAAGATATAAAGGTCAGGGTAAGGGTTGACAAACATCATTTAGTATCCTATATTAAACTCTTAGCCTTTTCATAAAGGTTAAGTTTCAGATTACCTAGCCTTACGAAAGTTTGGCTAGGTTAAAAAAA